ATGGAGGAACTCCGGCTTGGAGGTGTCGGGAAGAACGCCGTTCTCGGCAATGCCGCCACCCTTCGTGAACGAAGCGCGCTCCGTGAGGATGCGCCATCCACTTCGCTCCCAAGGCTTCTTGGGCAGAATAGAGAAGGCGTTGAACTCTTGGTTGAGTTGCGACCAAACCTTTCGGCCATAGATTGCTTGATAGGTTCCCGCGGTGGTGGACAACAAAGGCGCGTCAGCCTTCAAAATGTCACCTGCTCCGTAGGAGTATCCGGTCTGAGAAGCGCCACCGTAATAGTAACGCTCCATGTCTTGAACTGTTCTTACATAATTTCGTGCCATCAGTATTCCCCTCCTTTGAGTGCTTTGCCTGCAAGTCGGTGAACATCGTCCCACGACATGTTTGCAAGTTCAGCAGTTTCGGGAATGGTAACGGTTGCGGTGTTCGCAGACTTTGCAATCATTGAACCGCCAGCAGACACATTGTCAATGCGTTCGTTGAGCGCGAGAACAGCCTTCTGCAACTCAACCATTGGTTCGCGAGCGTCAAAGTTGGCCTTGGCGATTGCGTCAGCCTCAGCCTTTTGCTCCTTGAGGAAGCGGTCGGTGAAGTGGTTGTTCAAGTCGGACTTGAATTGTTGCTCGGTAGCCGCGGCCTTGAACACTTCGTAAGCAGATTCAATCTCAGCCCGTGAAACATTTCCAGCGTTGAGGTATTCGCTCTTGATGACATTCTTGTTACCGCTTGGTGCGGAACCAAAGTTTGGTTGAGGGCGCTTGCCGGAATCGTCTTCGCCAGCCCCTTCAAGGGAACCCTGTCCGCGCATGTCGTATCCCGACTCGCCCGGTCCGTAGCCCTTGTTGAAGTGGTCGCGAGCCGCATTGGGGTCAAACCCTGCGCTCTTTGCAGTTTGCTCAAGCCACAATAGGTAGTCGCTCGTAATCATGTCGTCTCCTTTCGTCATTTTCTCATCCTCTTTGTCGTTTTTGTCTTCGTCATCGGAATACATCATGTCCTCATCTTCGTCGTCTTCTTCGTCGTCGTCCATTGGGGGCTTTTCCTTCTTGGGCATTCGCTCCTTTTTGTCGCCGTCGCCGTCAAGGTCGTTGATGTCGGGCATGAATCCTTTCTCTTTGTCTTCGTCTTTGTCCTCTTTCTCGTCAAGTTTCTTTGACAAGCGTTCAAGGACGCTTTGCAGTTCGCTCATTGTGTTGGTCATATTATCACCTGTGTCTTCCTTGAGGATGCGAAACTGCGCTTCGGGGTTGATACCCTTCTCACAAATCGTAACCTCATGGAGTTCCATGCGACGGATTTCGCGGTAGTCGCCGCGGGTTTGGTCGCTCTTGTTGACGCGCTCAAATGCTTGACCGCCGATAGAGAACGAGCGCAGGTTCCCTTTGCGGATTTCGGAAGCCACTTCGCGTGCCTTCTCAATGTCGCCGCGCAACTTGATGACGACGAACATGCCCGTGTCGTCCACTTCGGACTTCCACAGGCGACCGTTGGAGTCGGTGTAAGAATCAATAACGCTACCAACTTGAATGTTAGAGTGTGCGAGTTGCACATTGCGAAATGCTTCGGCTTTCATGAACTTGCTGAAAGCGTCTTTGAGTGCCGAGCGGGTGATGAGGTCGCCCTGCTTGTCAACCATCTCAACTGACGCGTATCCAGCAACAACCAAATCATCGCCGAACCCCTTCAAAATGATGGGGTCCGAGGAAGAAGAGGGGGCCGCAAGAATCGCCATTGCTTTCGCGACTTTACTTCATGCTATATCAATGAAACCCTCATTGAAGCGCGACGACACCATCATCCTCTAACACCGCTTCTTCGCCTTCTGTGCTTCGCAGTCGCTTGGTTTTCTTTTCAGTCGCGGGCTTTAACTCATCGTCTTTGCGCGCCGCGGGGTCAAAATCGGGGAGCGTTTCATCGTTGATGTTTTGAGTAGGTCCGCGCGGATGTTCATCGGGGGTTGCATATCCGATGCCCAAACCCTGCACACCTGTGCTGGTAATCTTCTCTTTAGCGAGATGTTCTAATCCGCGCTCCGCCAATTCAAGACCGCGCTTGATAACTTCCTCTTCCTCTTCCAGCACCTTCTTTGGTTTCTTGCTATGCCCTGCTGGTGGTTCGGGTTTGACCTCATCGTATTCGGGTTCCTCCACTTCTGCTTTCTTCAACAACAAAGCCGCTTGATACTCCCAATACACCTGTTGGTCTTCGGCTAAACGCACAAGGTATTCATTGCCCCATGTCGTGGTTTGAGGTTCAACAAACCAAACACCTTCTTCTTTGCGCGTCTTACAAATCACATCATCATCAAACGCGGGGAAGTTGATGACGATTTGCCCCTTCTTGATACCCACGCGTTGGGCGACATGTTGCTCACCAGCAAGAATCGCGAGCGTTTCAACGCTATCAGCGGCGAGCGGTTCGTTGTCCGTGATTTTTGCAGAGCGTATGCGGTAGACAGGATATTCACCCTTTGAAGCGCTGACGCCTGTGCAACGGACTGTGGCGAAGTCTCCGACATTCAAACCCCGCGGACCCTTCGCGTTGCCGACCATCATGTAATGCTCGCCTTCGTGTTCCTGTGCGCGCTTCCCGTAATTTTCGGGATGCATGAGTGGACCGACACCGACGGTGTAGTTTTTACCAGCGCGCGAAAGGATGACCACATCAACCATTTTCTCTTTGCTCAACAACACCCACTTGGGGTGGCGAGGCTCTCCTTTCATGTAAGTCGCGTTCGCATCGCGGAGAAGAATGTCAATGTTTTGCTCTCCCCGCAACCCTTCAATTGCAGTCTGCAATCCTTCATCGTCGCTACGCTTGGTGTTGATAGGTTCGGGCATTTTGATGTGTTCGCTGGACTCGTATTGAGCGCGAAGGTGGCGTATGCGGTCTTTCGTCGGCATGTTGTGCGTGTCCTCGTCCGCCGTCTTGAGCAAGTCAACAACAGTCATCAGTCCATCATGAAGAATCGCGTGAACCGTGAAGTCCTTTTCGTAGACCTTATCCGCTTCCTCCAAAATAGCCTCATCCAACTTCACCTCTCCATCAACACCGTATGCCGTGATGCCTTTTTTGTCTTTGGTCGCAATCACATGCTCACCTTGCGGGTAGAGTGAGATAACCCAATCACCTGTGAATCCGCGCAAATGTTGCATGTCTTCCAAATCAAAAATGCGATGCATGAACTTGACAGGTTGAGGCTTCCCGTCTTCTTTGGTGATAAGCGAATCATCAATGACAACATCAGCAGAAGCAAGTTTGAGTTCGGTGAGGTCATTCGCGCTTTGCGCTCGCGCATCAAAGGGGGTTTGTTGCCCGAATGAGTTCTCCAATCCAAATGTGTGAGGTTGGAGCATCGGGTTGACAGCCATCATCGCGTCTCGCGAAACAAACATGTTTTTACGCATACCGTTCGGTAAACAGTTTGGAGCGATTTCGGGCGATTGAAATACGATGTGGCCTTGTTTAAGCGCGTCTTTGTTGATGGTTGCTTTGAGAGGGACAGACCTGCCGTGTTTGTTCATGTATTCTTTGCTGGTGTAAAGCGGTATCAAAGGAGCCTTGTCAAGACCGCCGCCGCCAAATCGCAATGTCTTTTCACTAAGCGTGTGATTCGGATTCGTTACAACCGTGTCATCACCGAGAGAGTGAGCCATCTCCCTCATTCTTTTATATCGGCGCGTCAAATCCTCTTTGCTACCTCGCGGGAAGATATTCTCTTGCATTTTTCCTGCGGGAAGACGAATACCCGTCGCCAAAATGTTCCTATCGCTACCCCCTTCCAAATGTTTGATTGTATGCCCCATCACATCTTGAATAGCGTTAAACTCATCGTCCATTGAAACGGCTTTGCCATGATACTTTACCGAATCGCCCCCGTGAAGCAAATTGTGAGTTTCGCTATTGAGTTTGTGAACGCCACCCTCATCATAGCGAATGTGGTAAGCGTCGCTTATTTCTTTGTGTAAATTGTTGGGGTTCTTGATAAGGTCAAGCACGCTTTTGACATGACGGCTCCCTCTTCGCGTCCTGTCTGTGACTTGAGAAGGCGCGGGGACATCAACCGCTTCACCCAATTTTTTATGCGAGTAGTAGCGAGCCATGAACGCATCCTCAAACGAAATGCCCTGCTCTTCCGCGGCTTGAGTGACTTCTTTCATCACTCGTTTGAAAATAGCCTCCGACTTTCGGTCGCCGTTGTTTTTGGAAAAGACATGCGTAGCAACTTCATGCCCTTTCACATGTTCGGGGAAAAAGTCGCTAAGTTGACGGAAGTCTCCTTTTGAGTCGTAGTTTGAGCGTTTTACTTGCAAGTTGTTGAGACGACGAAAAGTCTCGTTATCAACCAATTTGCTGATGGATTTGGCGCTTTTGTGACCGTGTGCTGTAATACCCTTACGCATCATCTCATCACGCTCTTCGGGCGTGAGATTTGCGGCAATGTATTCTGCAATGTGCATACCGTAAACGGTGTGCGCCCACGCGTCGTTGTTCTCTTCGGCGCTCATGCCTTCATAGCCAAAAGCCTTCTTTCCAAAGTGAAACTCAAACGCAGGTTTGACGATACCGTTGAATATCTCTTCACTCACATCATGTGTTTGTCGCGCAAGTTGCGAATGGTCTTCAATTGGTTCGTTGGATTCGCTCGGATTGACATAGGGTTGCAGTTCATTGATTTTCGCGTAAATAATGTCGCGTTTAGCATCGTCTTTTTCAAAACGAAGAGCATTTGTCAATTCGGTTTTACGCTCATAAGCGAGTGCAGATATGTCGGGGGCTATCACATACTCTTCTCCATGTTGAGTCATTCCGAAAGGCATGAGAGAGTTTTCATTGGACTGCTCTTCGTATTCCTTAATTCGCTTCTTCAACTTACGCATTTGCCTCTCCGAGTTTTCAATATCCAAACCCTCTGTCGCCATAACTTCGCGAAGCAATTGATTTTTGGTAAGCGCTCCATGCATCAATTGTTCGGGAGCGTAAAACTCGCCGCGTTGCAAAGCATCAAGGTATTTTTGATATTCGTCAAGCGTGTAAAACGAAGAGTGTTGGCGACCTTCTGTATCAACAGCACCCGTCAATTCGCGATGAACTTGTTCCGCCCCTCGGAATTGTCCTGTCGGGTCACTCCTACGAGAAGAAGCATGATTTCTGCTCTTCCAATCCTCCAATGCAACAGGGTCGCCGATGTCAAGCGGCTCATGCGACCCCATCATACCGATAGGAATGCGAAGAGTGTGTTCGGGCTTGAGGCGGTCGTAGTCAAACCGCTTGAGAGTGTTTCCTTTAAGTTGTTCGGAAAAAAAACGCCTGTCGTGATTTTTGGTAATGGCGTTATCGCGAAGAAGTTGCACTTCGGACATGGGGTGGTTAGAAACAATGTTGTGGTCTTCGTGTAAACCATCCATGCTTAACATGCCCAATTCGTCTCGTTCATCGGGGTTGAGGTTTGCCTCAGCACCGACGAAACCAGCGAGCGAATCACTTGCAGGAACGCGCGGAAGAGGCATGTCTTTGGTGTAATCCTCCATGTCAGCCGTCGCTTCAACACCAATGGCTCTCGTTGCCGCGGCAGGGTTGCTTTGGTCTTTGAGTTCAATGAAGACTTCTTCGTCTCTGTCAAACTTATTTTTGAGATTCGCGATTTGACCTTCTGTGTATCCGTTTTTGACGGCTACTGTTTCCATTCGCGCTTTATTTTGTTCATCAAGAGCCTCGTTACCGCTTTTTTTGTAAGCGTCTTTCCTCTTGTCTTTCTTGCGACCTGCTTTGGGGCCTTCTTGAGTTCCCTCAGCCCTGTTGGGAAAGTCTTGGCGAAACGACGGCATAATCAAGCGTTCGGGAACCCCCTCTTCACCGCGAAGCGTATCAAACCAAACACCCGGCATTGCATCCTCGCGCAACTGTCCTATGTCATCCCACTCTTCATTTTGCGCACCATGCGCTCCCATCATCTCACTCATGATGCCCAAAAGCGTCTTGACTTCCTTAGCGTCTTTGGGATTTATCCAATCCTCGTCAAAATCGCTTGTGTAGTGAAAATCATTCATGCTTTCCATGATAAGGTCGGCTTTACCTTCAATCGTCATTTGTTGTGCCGCTTTTTTTGCGAACTCTTCAAACAATTTTTCGCCGCTCTCAGTAGCGAAAAAACCGTGTTCCTTTAGTTTTTTAATATCGGGGGGTTCGTGAGTCATCGCGATGTATTCGTCTCCCCCGTCAATTATGTAGTGAGGATAAGGTCCGTATCCTTCAACTTCAATGTCGGGGTCTTGTCCAATCAATTCATCAACGGCGGCTTCGTAATCAAGACTGCTGGCGACGCCTTCTTTCACATCGCGAATGAGAGAAAAACGACGACCCAATTTGAGGTTTTCAAAAAGTTCATCAGCAAACTCTTTTGGAGACGCTTCCAATCTCGCGCGCAGTTCGCCATCTTGCAACATTCGGTTTGGAGCCATGTGTGAATATCCGCGTTTGAGTGCGCCGCCCGCATAAGAGTGACGAAGTGCGGCGTTGAATACACGACCGTGGAGTTTCATGTAAGAAGCAACCTCAGTGTTACCTTCTACAATGTTGTTGAGTTCCTTTTCGCTCTCAGCGCCATTGATTTTCCAATGCATAATGTCGCGAATCATGTCATTGGGGAGCATGTAAACTCCGTCTCGGTAAGCGTCAATGCCGATGCGCTCCATTGATGGATAGGTCCAACTCCCATTCTCAAGGTGAATGGCGGCGTTGTCTTTGACGAGTTTGGTGAACAACTTACCCGCATCATTTCTCACCATCAACTTGTTCTCTCCTTTGGAGTTTTGAACGGTATGAAACCCTACACGAAGAATAAGGTCGCGAGGTATTCCTTCATTCTCCCATTGCTTAGCCCAAATGAAAAATTGTTTCATCTCCTCCTGTTGTTCGGCTTCGGGGAACTTCTTCATGTAATCCTTTTTGAAGTCCTCAAAGCCAATGTTGAACATTTTGTTAATGGTGAAATTGTTACCGCTCCAATTGCCGAGCATGTCATTCTTCTTCAACCTCGGATGCAATTTTTTCGCCGCTTTCACCATCGCTTTGTTGAACTCAAATGCTTTATCGCGCGCGAACATTTTGCGCATCAAGCCATGCGTGATGGGGATGCTTTCGTAGGATGGTAGGTTATCGTAGTCGGGGAACAAGCCTTGTGCGCGAATAGGATGATGTGGTTGGTCAATCACATCATGCTCTTCGGTGTTGCGCATGGTTTGCATACGCCAACCTGTTGCTTGGCGAACCATTCTGTCAATTGCTTTCATGTCACCATTTTCTTTCGCCGTCATCCAATCGTCAACTGTGAACAAAGGAATTGCTCGGTGTTGAGGGCGACGAGAAGGCTCATGTTTCGTGGAGCGAGCGGTGATGGTTTTGGCTTCTTCGTAATACTTGGGTTTTTCCATCATGGTCGCGAGATATTCTTTTGCTTCCTTGCGAAGCGGAATGTAAGCAATATCGTGATTCAATAAGTTCTGCGCGCTAAACAAAACATTTGCCGCTTCATTGCGAGCGTCTTCGCCTTTGACCAGCGCGTCGTAAAACTCGTTGACGACTCTTGCGTGATATTGGGAGGCGTTCTCGCGCACTTTCTCACCTCAATAATAATCGGTGAGATTGTATGCTCCTTCGGGATTCTTATCGGATGGGTCGCCTGTTTTATTCTCGCGCATATCAACCGTATTCGGCCATCCGGCATGCGTCTTGAGTTTTGCTTCCTCTTTCTTCGCGCCGGTATTCTTGACATCCTCAACCTCAATCTGTTGTTGGTTTGTCCAATAAGTTCCGGGGCGCACTTTGTCAACGCCACGCACGCTCTCAAATGAATCGCCGGTCTTTGAACCCAACTTCGCGTCGGCCTTCTCCATCAGTTCGTTTGCTTGCTTGATGAGTTCGTCAACATCGGGCGCGTTCTGCCCTGCCTCAACTTTCATCGGCTTCATTGGTCTACCCTCCTTCCTTCAATTTGCGCGGCGGTGTTCGCCATTGCATGAATGTCTTCCCATGACATTTCGTGCCACGCTTCATTTGATTCGGGCATGCTGATACCTACATCGTCAATCGCGGCGGCGGCTTTGCTGATAACATCATTGCGGTCACCACGAAGAGGGTCACCCCAAACATCCTCGTTTGCGGGCGTGTTCGCACGAACAAATCCAGCGCGTTTGAGAAGAAGTTCGGGCGTGTTCATGCTTTTGCGCATCGCAGTAATTTCGGAATCCATCGCCTCCATTTTGCTGATGAGTGCTTTCATCAGCATCATTGCGTCGGAGTCGTCTGTCACACTCACACCTGTCCTTGCTTTCTAAAAATGCCGCCAATTCGGTCGGGGCCGATGTAGCCCATCGGTCGCTCGTCCGATTTCGCGATAACGCCTTGTGTGCTATTAAACTGCATAACAGGCGCACCGCCTGCGTATCGGTCATTGACGCCAAGAATGCGGTCGTCGCCGTTTTGTGATTTGTAAATCGCGGTCACATCGTCGGCGAGATAGTCGCTGGTTGACTGAATACTCCGTAGGAATTGTTCAGCAGAAACAAGGTCGTTGTTCGCAAGCGCGACCTTAAACTCCGCGACGGCGGTTTCAAGTTTGCGGACGATTGGGTCCATCTTGGTAAGCAGGCTCATGCATCCGACGAGGACACATCACCACTTTAACCTATTGGAAACCACTCTCTTTCTGTTTTGAAGTCGGGTCTTTCGCGGCTTGGACGCTATCAAGAGCCTGTTCAAGTGGCGTTTTTTTACTCCCGCGCTGGTTTTTTTTGCTTGAAGGTGCGCCCGATTGTTGGGTTTCGGAACTGATGGGCGCTGGCCCGCGTTCGCGTTGGCCTGTGCTTTCACCAAGCCCGATAGCCTTCTCCATCATCATGATTTGACCACCATCTCCGGGGGGAGGCCCTCCGCCTCCGGGGGGAAGCCCTGCCCCCGGCGGCATCATCGGACCCCCACCCTGTGGAGGTAAGCCGCCCCCCGGCGGCATGGGTGGAGCGCCTCCCATCGGCGGCATTCCGCCGCCCATCGCGCCACCAGCCTGTTGTTGCATGGCGGCTTCTTGCGGGTCGGGCTTTTTGTAAACAAAGCGAATGTCGCTTCCAGCATCCTCTGTCAATTCGGGCTGGAAACCAAGCGCTTGCATTCGTTGTGCGATGTTGACTTCTTGTTCGTCGCGTCGCAGTCGTGTGATTTCATCTTCTTCCTCGTTCGGGTAAAGCGTCAAACACCAATCGCTTACTCCCATTTGTTCAAGCAACCGTGGGAACAATTCGCGCGAATACAACTTTTGCCCCGATTCAACGGCACGATTGGTGACAAGGATTTGCATGCCTTCGTTGTTCAAACCGCCCGACTTACCTGTGTCCATCATGAAAACATTGGAGACACCGTAGAAAGCGGCAATACGCATGCGTATTTCATCGCGAACTTGCGCGTATTGCATCTCGTCAAGACTGTCCATAAACCGAACAAACTCAACTTTACCTCGCCCTGTTGCCGATTCAACGCCAACCTTTGGGATGTAGTGTGGGTCGCGCTCCATTTTTTCTTCTGCACCTTTCCAAAACGATGCAGTTGACTGAATGTTATCGGTGGTGATAGCGAGAACACCACGAGGTATGCGTCGCTTTTGATACGCGAGGTAGATGTAATTGTCCATCGCGGCAAGACTCATGGCTTGACGCCACATGCTGGCGACGGGTGAACGACCGTAGAGTTTTGACGGATTGAACTTTGAGAGGTGCAACACTTCGCCATCAAGGTAGTATTGCGTTTTGCCGCTACCAGCGGTGTTGATGTAGTGGACATCCTGTAAAGGAAGAGAACACACATCGCACTTTTTGTGGTCACCGTTATGGGGATAAGTCTTGTCGCGATGCACAGGACATAGGAGGTATCGTCCTCCGCGCTTACCTGCTTTATCAGCAACAATACGCATGAAAGTCGGGTCGCCACGAACCAACTCTTTGATGCGGAAGAACTCAATTTCACCGCTCTTCGGGTCAATGAAATACTCTTTGATGAGCAAGAGGAACGCGTCGTCAACAATGTCTAAGTCCCATTCAATTTCCTTCATCACCTCAATGAACGATTGGTCCATGCTGTTGCGCTGTTTCATGAGCCAGCGAGGATAAAGGATTTGGTCAGCATCCGGGCTTTCAAAATCAGCCTGTCCGCAAATACGACATTCGCTTACCGTGTCGTGCTGATATTCTTCTTCGCAGTTCGTGCATTTCTTGTGAAACTTCTTCTCCCAATAATACCCGCGACGAAAAATCTCTTGACATAGAGTGTTGATGGTCGTTCGGAGAATAATGGATTCTTGAACGGTCGCGTAAAGTGCGGGTATGGACACACCTTGAACGAGAACAGGTTCTTGGATGCCCGTCTTCCAAAGCGGCATCTGTGGTTCCGGGGTTGTTCGGCGACTAAACGGCTTTGTCAACGCTGACAAAAAACGGCCAACCACGCCTTGTTCTTCGGCCATTAAATCATCTCCACAAGTCGGTTAGCGTCGTCAAGAAGACGAAGGGTTTCACCATCCCGACTGAATAGCGCATGCACTCCCGCTTCATCAATGTTCCACTCCTTAAGAAGTTCTTCGCGCTTGTCGGGAACATCCTTCCAATTCAACCATTTGACGATGCGAAACAAATCATCGCGACGAGATTTCACAATGTCGCTTTTTCTGCCGCGCAAATCAAGCAATTCAAGAACTGCTCCCGCTTGACCTTTTTTCATGCGTAAGTGAGGACGAATACCTTTCATCAATTTACGCAAATCGTCTTCGGAATAAAATTGAAGGCGGTGTTGAGTGCGACGACTATTTTTGTGGATTTTCAAATCAGTTTGCAACACGCCGCAACCAAGCGCTTTGTGCAACTGTTCGCAATGCAACTTACCTCGTTCACCCGTAGCGATGAAGCCTGCGCGTGGCTCAAGTCTCTTGGTGATGGTGATGTAACCGTCAGCATCAAGAAAACCTGCGGCGTATGCCCACACATCCTTGAAAATTACGGTGTCATCGCGGACAATACCCCATGTTGCCCCCACGCGCTCAATATCGTATTCAACACCATGCATTTTGAGAAGCGTGCTTAAACGATTGGCTGAGAGATTGCGAGCCTTCTCTATGCTGGCGCATAACTCGTTAGAGGGTAACGGTCCTCGTTCTTCAAGAATAGCCTGCGCCTTACTCAAAAAAATGGCGTCTGTTTTTTTGATGTTGTCAACTGAATGAAGCGTGTTACGCCATTCTTTCTTTGAGTTCTTTTTCAATTCTTGCGCGTCAATCCACATTTGTCGTTGCTCGTCATCAAAGTCTCCTTCAATCAACAACAACTTGCTGATTATGTCGTTGGCTTTTTCCCATTGCACACAAGCACGACGAAGCGCGTATTCTCTGCTCCCTCCGTATTTACGGAGAGCCTGCAAATCACGGTCGCTAATGCCCAAATTACGGACGGTTGATTGATGCTTGTCTATCCAATCAATGGATTGAAGTGTGGCCTCTACCTCTTCTTTCTTCGCAATGCGTATGGCTTCAATAGCATGGTCAATAGCGTCTTTCATGCCTTTGTTGACGCGGCGAGCCATGCGCAAATCTTTAACCAATTCTTCTGCACCTCGCCCAAACATAGACTGAAACCAACCGCCGTCGGGGAGAGCGCGCTTGAGTTGTTGCGCAACTTCGCGAGCCATCTCTTTCTTTTCTTTTTCTTCCTCAACTTCGTTAGGGCGCGGAGGTGTAGGGTTAGCGTTGAGTTGACCTTCACCTTGCGAGATAGGTGCAGGTGCGTCACCAAATGATGCGCCGCGAATATCCGTCTTGAGTAGAGGATGATAAAGAAGCATATCATCAATTGTGTTTAAATCAATCAATACGCTCGCCCCCACCATGTTGCGAAATCAATTTGACATGTTAAGCATCTATCGGATTGGGTTGTCGCTTTTTTACACCTACGACACACCGTTGCATAACGAATGCGCTTCGGCATTTTCTGCCTCACGCGGTGCTTGAAAACATCATAGTGCTTACTCGGCATCACCACTTCTCCTTATCCGCCCAATATGCGGCACTCATCGGACCACGCGCTATGTTCTTTCGGTGTCGCGACTTGAATGACTTACGCTTTGCTTTCATCCGCGCGGATTCACCAGCCT